GACGCAAAGAGTCCTTGGGCCACGTACTTTTCTTTAAAAAACGTAATTTCAGGTTCTCCTGAAAGAATAATGTCCGCTTGGCCTAATTGAGCCAGAACCTGACGGCCGGCCATTCCTACCATCCAGGGGGAAAAGAAACCGGGGCGCGCCAGCGCCCCCCTTTTCCACGTGAATGTGCGGGACCTTCAAGAGGCTCAATACATTTTCACGAAGTGAGACTTGATGGAGTCTCAGGAGTCTCAGAGGGCTCAGTGCCGGGGCGCTCCGCGCCCCCCTCACTGGTACAAGATCCCCGCAAGTCCATTCTCGACCCGGAGGACGTTGTATGACGTGGCCATGATCCGTAGCTGTTTCGTGGCAAGGCTCGACATGGTCGGGAGATTCAATTGGAACTTCTTTTGGTACACGCGACTCATATTCAGGGACCCGGACGGTCGCGGGTCTTGGGGGTTCCGGGCAAAGGCCAAGAGGTGGAGCACGCGGTTGGGCTGGCGCGAATGATACATCAAAGGCCCTATAAATCTCAAAAAGTCGTATTCGAGTGTGGACCCGTCCAGGTAGTCCTCGCCATTCAGGGTCAACGTCAGGCTAATCCCCGAGTCCGTGACGTATACGTAAGGCGTGGCGCTCGCATCCTGGATAACGAAGAAAATCTCACGGACCGGACCTGAAAAGTCAAGGTCAAAGGTCGTATCCGTGCCAAGCTGGAACGTATCATACTGGACCTGCTGAATCACATAGTCCAACCTGTGACTCGAAAACCAATTGACTTCGGGATCGGACAAGTACGCATACTCTATAATCATGGACGTGACGACAAACGAGGGCGGGGTGTACCAGTTGGTCGCGTTGACAAGCAAGGGCGTAAAGGTCCCGAACGTGACCCAAACTTCCACGTCATGGCGCCCGAGTGCACACACGGGCAAAGCAACCTCTGTATGACCATAAAAAAAGAACGGAAGATTCATGTAATACGTTCGACCGAGCGTCCCTTGGAGCTGGTACGCCGTACTCGTGTCGAGCTTGCCCGTGAGGAGGGTCAGACCCGGCTGATTCTCTTGGGACACGTACAAGTCATTCATAATCTCAATCATCTCGCCCGTGAGTGTCTGAACAGACTGACCACCTATACGGAGCTCGGCCGATTGGATCAAGAAGGTCCCGACCGAGTCGACATACGAGTAGGAATTTGGCGACACGCCCGTCGATCCCACCACGGACAGGAACGTGTTTGCCGTCACGTTGGTCGTCACCTGGCCCGGCACGGACCCTACGAGACCCACCTGGATCTGATACACGTTGGTCGTAAGACTTGAACAGTTGGCCAAGAGGTCCAGAGCGTACGGGCCGACCGTACCGAGTGTCAAGGGCGTGCTCGCCACGAGATTCCATGGACCCGCGTCAGTCCCACTCGCAGACTGGTACAGAATCACATTCGACACGTAGGCATTACTCGTCTCGAAGTAACTCGTCAGACGATACTGTGAAGTGTTTGAAAACGTGAGGTTCCCTCCGGCCGTCACGTGAATGTGTCGAGACGACGCCCCAAACGCCCCGTAGGTCGAAAAATTCAGGGTCTTGAGACCGAGTGAAGTGTTCAGGGCCGCGGGTGCCGTGAAAAAGACTCCGTTTTGTTTGAAATCGTTTTGTTGTGTTGTGGTCCCATTCAGGGACCCTATACCCTCGACCATAAAGTACGAAGGGCTCACAAGCGACGTGGCACCCACGTCCGTAGTTCGCACGACCAGGGCATAGACGTTTGTGACCGGGTTCGAGACGTACACGGGCAAAGTGAACATGACTGTCGGTGACCTGTACTGATCCGTGGACCACTCCGAGACGATCGTCCCTTGATCCACGGACAAGATGGTCACCGAGCTCACATTCCCCGTTGTGGCCAAGAATCCGTGAAACAAAAAGGGACCTCCGGCCGTCATGTGAAACGTGTTGGATGTAGGGCTCGGCACAATCTGAGACGAAAAGTAATTCTGGGTCCAATTTGCAGCCAAATTGATCGTCTGGTTCACGAGAGTCAAGGGGGCTACCAAGGTCCAGGTCTCGCTCATGTCCGTGATCAAGAGTTGGCCCGTCGTTCCGAGTACCAAGGGCGTGTTCGATTGTGTCTCGAGGTCTATGAAATAGTACTGGGTCGTGTCCGTCACGGTCAAGGGCACGACGACCCGTGGAGAGTTCTGGAGCGTCACGACATCGTATGTATACACGGCCGAGTTCCAGGTCCAGCTCGAGCCTATAGGGTGTCCGTCACTTCCCCAGTAGCCTATACCCACGCGCGTCACGGGACCAGACAAAGGGGCAGAGAAAATGACTGCATACGTTCCAGGATAAGTAAACTTGAGAGCACCTCCGGGCGTCACGTTAAAATAATTCGTGTAGCCTTGTTGGGACGCAAAGAGACCCAGGTTTACAAACTGGGCCGTGAGACCGTTTGGTGACGTGTATGTCAAGGGTCCAAGAGACGCCCCGCCCGCAAACAAGAGGGTCGTGGTCTGGTTGAACGTGGCGCTCGGGTTGTACTGGAGCCAGCCCGACTGAACGAGCGTGAAATTCACGTACGAGTTGGACCCCGTGTTCGGAAATGTCCACGTCTGCGTGTTGCTCGTGTAGCTCGTAAAGGCGTGAGGGTCCAGGCCGAAAAACACCCCTACAGTCTGTGCATCTGCAATATTCAACGTGACGCTCGTGACACTCGGAACAAAGTAAAACTGTTCGGCACTCGGATCGTACCCAAGGACTGATGAAAGACCCCCGGCCCACGAAGGCGTCCCAAGGACCGTCGTCGTGAAATAGTAGTCGAGTGTACCAGGCGAGACGGACAGGGCCGTGCTCGATCCATTCACGTACAGGTACGGGACGGGCCTTTGGACGTTTGCAGGTACGGGCCACTCGTACTGCGTCGAGTACGGAAAGAGCCCCGGGAGCGTCACGGCGAGCGTCATGGACTGAATCGCATCCCCTTTGTACGGAACTCGACAGATTCCCTGACCGCCCCAAATAATCTGTTGATTTTCGAATGGAATATTGAAAGCCTGAATACTGAATGGCGTGTGGCGCCTGTACACGCCCCGGAAGTACGTCACGGAGGGTTTCCCCGAGAGGTACACATCTTGCATACCCAGAGCCGCGAGTTGGATACCACTCGCGCTCATCCTAATAAGTCGCCCTGAAAAAAAGAAGGGGCCCCGGACGGCGCGCTCACAGAGAATTCATAAAGTCTACACAAGTCCTAGAATGAATATCCAGCTCAGGAAATTCGACCCGTCGAAAATGGCCGATGATAAGGTGTGTGTTTTCATCGGAAAGCGTGGAACGGGCAAGTCAACACTCGTTACAGACATTCTGTGGAACAAGCGTCACTTGCCAGCCGGTATCGCCATGTCGGGCACGGAGGAGGGCAATGGACACTACAAACAGTTTATTCCGGACCTTTTCGTCTACTCGGACTATAACAAGGCGGCTATAGAGAAAATCATAGAGCGCCAAAAGAGGAACCTTGCGCTCGGAAAAGCCAGTCCAGTTTTTATACTTATGGACGACTGTATGTATGATAGGTCTTTCATGCGCGACACGGCCATCCGCCAGCTCTTTATGAATGGGCGCCACTGGAAGATTTTCTTTATGATGACGACCCAGTACTGTATGGATATGACCCCTATGATTCGGACCAACGTGGACTATGTCTTTGTACTTCGAGACAACGTTCGGCAGAATCGTGAGAACCTCTACAAGGCTTTTTTTGGAGTCTTCCCGACCTTTGATCAGTTTTGCCAGGTCATGGACGCCTGTACAGAAAACTACGAGTGTCTGGTCCTTGACAATACCTCCAAGAGTAATGAAGTTTCAAATTGTGTTTTTTGGTACAAGGCGGCTATTCGGAAGAACTTTCGAGTCGGGTCACCGTCACTTTGGCAGTACCATCAGAGATACTACAACCCGAAGCATGCACAGACGGCCCCGGGCCAGACACTCGCGAGAAAGCCAGGTTCAGGGACGGTAGAAGTGAAGAAGTTGAGGTGAAATTTCGGCGCCGGAGGTGCCGAGTGTTCGGATCCCGCGCAGCACCCCGGTGTGTGATCGGGGCGCTTCGCACCCCGCCCTTGCTTTCGTGCGCCCCGCCACCCTAAAAAAACTCACGAGCCCTAACAGAAAATGGAGTCTTTTGACGCGAGTGGATCGACCGAAATTGCTTCAGTTATTCCACAGGGCCTTATCGAAGCGCCTCAGCAGGCCGAAAAAAACGTTGGTCAATCTCAAATGGCCGAGTTCTCCTCGTCTCTGGATGAGGTCATGCCTATGATGAGCGGTCCGGCGATGGCGCAGCAGGCGGCGTCTGCACCGGCCCCCGCGCCTCCTCCTTCCCAGCACCAGCACCAGACCCAGGGCCCGAAGAAGATCCCTTTCGGAATGACTGTCCAGCAGTACATGGCGGCCCTCGCAGGTCTCGCGGCCGTCGTCGCCACGTCCAAGCAGGTCCAAGAGCGCATCGCTCAAATGTTCCCGAACGTCGAGCCCGGCTCCATGACCGCCATGCTCGTGACGGCCCTCGTGGCTGCCCTCGTGTTTTACGCCGCCGAGAAGTTCCTCTAGGGCTTTATGTTTTCGCCACAGTACGGGCCCACGTAACCAGGCTTGTATAGGTCGTGCCCGGCACAGTACTTTTTGAGATCTTTGAAATTTTTCCAAAAATTATCAGAGTGTTCATATTCCCGAACTGTTGAATGACTCAATTCGTGAATCAGAACATGCATGGACGTGTTGAGCGCCTTGGGGCCGATGTTGTCCATGCACACGTAAATTTCGTACCCCTTGTTGACATTATAGGCTATGGCCCCCTTGGCCTTGGACCATCCATTCATGGCCGTGAGAATAACGCGCTTCTTCAGGGGTTCCCACCGCGGATCGAGGTTCGGGTCGTCGCGGATCACCTGCAGAAGTTTGGCGTACCTTTGCTTGAGTTGGGCCAGGAGCGGGGGGTCCCGACATCCGTACATGAGGATGGCACACACGAGGACCAGACCGAGTGTGACCACCGTCCAGTCCATCTCTACTTGGGACCTCTATTTTTTTTGAAAACAAATTTAGAATACAGATCCGAAATGAGTCCCGTGGGTCTAGGCACCATGGGTTCCCACACGACCAGATCGAGCCCGCGTGTATCCAGGTCTTGGATCAGGCGCGTCGCGTCGAGCAAAGGTTCCGAGCGCCCTCCAGCCGCATAGAACGGACCGTCCACGAGCCTGACGTGGAG